CCTATGAGACTATTGGCTATCAAGCCGGTAGAGTTGAAATGCTAGGGCATTTTGAGGGAACACAATTTCAAGGTGGTAGCGTACTTTATACAGTGAAGGCATGGTGATCTAATCTATCTCCGAGTTGCACGGCTTGCAACAATCAACTGTTAGTTGACAGTTAGGATATATTGATTAAAAGGAAAACATTATGGCACAAGTATTTACATTCGATGGAAAAACACATCAATTCGCAGAAGATATTCAACCTAACCAAGAGGGGTTATATATGGCAACCTTGGTAGACCAAAACAACGTGCGTTGTGAAATGTGGTTTGTTAATGGCAAGTTGCACCGCTTAGTAGAATTAGATAAATAAAACAAATTGAGGGTAGCGTGATTGCTACCCTCTTTTTTTATTGCCGTCAAAAATTCGTCAAAAAATGAATTTTAAATATTGTGTTTTGTGTAGTTGATTTTATTAAACCACGATATAAAACTTTGATTATTACAACGTATTTTGAAATTTGGAATAAAATTAAGCGATATAACCTTTTATGATCGTTAAGATTGTAAGTTTAAAGAAGTGCTTATTTACTTTATCTTTTTAGTACGATGCTTTCAATTCGTCAAAAATCGTCAAAAATTTTATTTAAAAATATTAGCAACTGCATTTGATGCTGCTGCTTTCATTTCGTTATTGTAGTGTAGATACGTTTTCATCACCATTTGTGGTGTATCACCAAGTAATGATGATACAGTTTTTACATCTAGTCCATTTGCTAATAGTTTTGTAGCATATGTGTGTCTAAGGTTATGTGCTGATAGGTTATCTCCAAAGCGTTTTAAATATGTGTTGATTTGCCATTTAACGCCATTTTTCTTGTATGGGTTTAATACAAGGTCATGTTCAAACTCTAACTCATGTGATTTGTATTCTATTAGTATGTTTTCCAATATGGGCGGAATTGGCAAAATTCGCACCGAATTGGCGGTTTTTGTTTTCTCAAAGGTGATAACACCTTTACGGAACGAAAGTTGCTTGTTGATGTTAATTTGGCGATTTTCTAGGGATATATCATTCCAAGTTAAACCATATACTTCACTAAACCTCATTCCTGTATATCGTGCTATTTGCAAGAAATAATAGGCTTGTGGATATTTCTCACGCATGAACTTTGCGAATTGGTTTAATTCTTCATCCGATATTGTATGGATCATACTCTTACGTTCCACACGTGGCAACCTAACACCAGTACATGGGTTATCTGAAATAATCTTGTATGGGTTTATTGCTATATAGAATATCCGACTAACTACTTTATAATACGTTGTAATTGTAGTAGGTGATGAAACCATCTTATTTACTACATTCTGAATGTGTAGCGGTTTAATGCCAGACAATTTCATATCGTGAATTGATTTGTAAGCACATATAGCGTGATTGTACATAACCAAAGTACTGTGCGCAATGTGTGCCTTTTTTATTTCAAGGAACATATCCGCAAATTCCTTGAATGTTAATTTTTTTAATTCTGTATCTTTTGTGAGTAGTGCGGTTTTGTCTAACTCTTTAACTATAACGTGTCCGTATTCTTTAGCCTCACGTTTAGTTTTGAAACCTTGCTTAGATTTTTGTTTCCATTTGTAGCCATCTTTGTAGGCTACAATAATTTGAAACCCTTTATCCTTTTTTCTGATAGTGAAATTGTATTGCATAATTCACCTCATAATATATGTGTGTAGAAGTTGATACCCTCAAACTCTATTTCCCTTGCGTGTGCCATGCGTTCGATTAAATCAATATGAGCATGACTATACATATCATCATTTAATATATGACCTATCTCATGTAGTATTCCTTTACGTTGTACATCAATAGGTTTATCACTATTAACGAGAATGGTATAAGTACCATCATCGTTTAGTTTTAATACCGCAGTTTGTGTAGGTCTTAACTTAGTGTAAATCAAAACTATGTTCATAATACTTAACCCCCTTATGGGGATATTGTACATAAAATAATGTGTATAAAATTCCTCATTGTTTATTGGTTACTAAACTGAACAACCAAACCAAAACAGAAGTAAGCCATATAGATATTGAGGAAACGATGCCTATGCTTAATACAAAGTTAGGTTTGTAATTAACAAATAATACATTTAGTAGAATTGAAATGATTAACCACGGAACAAAAACTCCATAAGGTTTGTTTTGTTTTGAATATAATAATACAAATAATATAGTGGCTATGATACCTACAATTCCAGCAATAGTAGGATAGCCAAAGAAATAAGCCACTATAGATATAACAGATAATAGCAATTCCATATTATTTACCCTCACGTTTCTTTAACATTTCAATAGTATTGATTACAAATTCAATATCATCTTTGGACATATTCTTACTAGCATCGAATAACAGTCTAAGATTATGGTTATATTTTACGGCTTGTGCATATTCTGAAACTTCACGATCTTCATAATATTTCAAACCCATTAATTCCTCAGGAGTAGTATTTAATGCCTTAGCGAAAGCAAATATTTTAGATTGAGATAAATCTACTTTACCACTTTCAATCTTTGCAATACTGGTTCTATCTTTATATCCAACTTTTTTCGCTAATTCATCTTGCGACATTTTCAGGTTTTCTCTTAATGTTTTTATATTGTCATATAGTGTCATGTCAAATCACCTCTTAACGCTATTATCTATTATGATTTTAAATGTAATGTGAAATAAAATCAACTTTTATAATAAAAAGTGTTGACATACATTCACCACGATGTTATATTATGAGTGTGAAAGAAATTCACACAACAAAAAATAAAAAGGGGGTGTAGAATGAACATCTTAAAACAAATGATTGATAACAAGGGATATAAGTTATCTCATGTAGCAAGTGAGTTAAACCTTACTAGAGAGGGTTTATATAAGAAGTTGAGAGGTGATACAGAATTTAAAGCATCTGAAATTGCAAAGCTAGTTGAATTGTTAAAGTTATCTAGCAAAGAAACTAGAGAAATTTTTTTTAAATAAGATAGTGAATTAAATTCACATAAGGGGATGAGATATGGAGAGCCTTGTATACACAGTAGAGCAAGTAGCCGAACTGTTACAAATCTCAACAACATCTGTATACAACCTAAGAAATGATGGAAAGCTAACACAGTTACCGATAAGCGGTGTGAAATTTAGCAAAAGAGAGGTTGAAGCATTAGCTGGTGTTGAAGATGAATATAACGCAATCGGTTATAGGAAACTACAAAGCGAGGTGGAAAGCCTAAGACAAGAAAATCATAAGTTAAAAAGTGAAATAAAAAAAATCACCAGCCAAATGCTAGTGATTGTAGGAGAAGATTTAAATGATTAAGTTGTGTTATGGAATGAAAATCATATCAGCAGTATTAGTGGTAGGCGGTATGGGTAGCTTAGAACTAGATAACATCGATATGTGGACATTCATTTGTCAAAGCCTATTAGGTGTATCGATGTGGTTACTAAGTAGTAAATGGGAAGAAGAAATAGCTTTTTATGAAAAGAAAAAAGTCCGTTGCGAAAAGTTTTAGAAGAAGTTTCAACGGACTTAGTAGAGAGTATGTGAAATATCTCTACTTATATTTTATCACAAGTATAAGGAGAATTAAATGGAAATTAATTTAACACCTATTGTTAGTCAAAACGAACAAGTATTCAAATGGAATAAAGACGAAATTAAAAATTATTTTGAGGCACAGTTAGAAAAGTATAAAGGACTTGTAGTAACAGAAGAAAACTATAAGGACATGGTAAGTGCTAAAAATGAAATCGTTAAGTACAGAACAACGCTTGATAAATTCTGTAAAGAGAAAAAACGTGAACTCAAAAGACCTATCGAATTGTTTGAGGAAGAAGTAAACGAAGTATTGAAAGTTGTTTACGATGCAGAAAAACCACTTGCAGAACAAATCAAATACTTTGACGAAAAAGAGGTACAAGCAAAAACAGATGCCATCAATAAGTTTATCGAAAAGATGGTTGAGAAATATGGAGTGCGTGAAGAATACGCAAATCAACTTCAACATGATAAACGCTGGTTAAATAAAACTGCAAAGATGAAAGATATTGAAATTTCCATTGAGGGAATGATGATTGAAATCTCAAAGCGTCAACAATCAGATGATGATTATAAACAAATCTTAGCAGAGAAAAAAGGCATGATTGAGTTTGTTGTAGATACTTGCAACCAACAATACGAACTTGCAACACCAATCACATTTAATGAGTGTTGGAACATTGTACAAGATATGCCACTAGATCAGGCTAGAGAGTTAATCAATGCAAAATTTGCGGAACGTAACGAAATGGAAGAGGCAGCAAGAGCAAGCATCACAAATGAACCAGTTGAAACAATCGAAGTTGTAGAAACAAAAACTGGTTTAACAGTTACTGTTTATGACTTAACCGAAGAGGATGCAAAAGATTTAACTGATTTCTTGGAAATGCGTGGTTACAAGTACAAAGAGGTATAGATGGATAGTAGATATATAGCGGTTAAGAGTGTACCGCAATCAGCGTTAAAGGTAATTGACTTTGGAAAACTCAAAGGAAAATATGATATTTCCCCTCAATGGCGATGGGAAATATTAACGGAAACATATGGTATGTGTGGCATTGGTTGGTACTTTGACATTGTAGAAACAAAAGAAGTATTGGTAGAGGCTACTGGCGAAACGATGCTTTATGTAAAAGTAAATCTTTATATCAAAGATGGTAACGAGTGGAGTAAACCAATTCCGGGCTATGGTGGCGATTTCTTAATTCAAAAAGATAAAAATGGTTACCACGGAAATGATGAGGCATTTAAGATGGCGGTTACAGATGCATTAGGTACTGCAGCAAAAATGATTGGTGTAGGTGCTGATGTATACCGAGGTTTACAAGATACAAAAATTAATGCAGCGGCTGAAAAAGAAAAGAAAGAAAAAGACTTTGACCCTCACAATGCATACGCAATCATTTTGAAGATGGCAAAAGAACATGGGTTAAATGAAGAACAAGTAGCGCACCAACTAACAGAAATGTTTGGTGTTGGTGTGATTGATAACATTACAAGAAATCAAATGTCAAAACTCTATGACTGGGTAAAAGGTTATGAAGTGGACAACAACTAACGTAGGACTGTTAAGAGGGCCACTAGGTGTAATGGTAGTAATACCTGCACCACAGGACAATGATCTATCAAAGATTACTACTGACAAAGAGTACACAGTAGAAATCAAACGTAAAACTAAATCAAGAAGTCTAAATGCCAATTCTTACTGCTGGCTTATAGCACAGAAGATTGCAGTTGAATTAAGCAAGCATAGTTACACAACAAAAGAAGATGTGTACAAAAAAGCTATCAAGGACTGTGGACATTTCACATATGTTCCAGTCCGAGAAGATGCAGTTGAACGCTATATACAAATATGGCAATCACACGGCATCGGATGGTTAGCCGAAGATGCTGGTGAATGTAAAAGCATCAAAGGTTATCACAATATTATGTGTTACCACGGCAGCAGCGTTTTTACAACAAAAGAGATGGCAAGATTGATTGATTGTCTAACAGATGAATGTGAACAACTAGGCATCAAATTAGAACCTAGTGAGTACATTCAATCACTCATAGAGGGGTGGGAGAGTGAACAACAGAAAGAAAAGAGATAACAAACTGTATTCGGTAACAAGGAAACAGGCATATGAACGTGATAACGGACAATGCGTTATATGTGGCTACAGGGCAGAACAATGCCACCACATAGTGTTCCGTTCACAAGGCGGTTTAAGTGAATTGAGAAATCTAGCTTGCTTGTGTATGCAATGCCACAATCAAGCACATGGAGTGTTCGCAAAAGAGATACGTAAACACTTGTTAGAGGAAGTAGAAAAGAGGACAGATGAATATGAACGAATTAGTAATGATTAGTGCATATGTTGAAAATCGTATTGAGTTTTACAAAGCAGACCAAGGTGAACAAACATTCAATAACAGAATAATTGAAGAACTAAGTGCAATCTGTGCGATGGTTAATAGTGTATTGATTGTAGAAAACGAGAGAGAAGAAATCGCAAAAGTGCTAACTAGAATTGCTACGCTAGGTAAACCTTTAACGGAAGAAGAGTTTATCGAAAGTCTAAACAAGGACTAGCCTATGAGCGATAACAAAAAATATTACTATCTTAGATTAAAAGATAATTTCTTTGATAGTGATGAGTTAAAGATATTGGAAAGTATGAAAGACGGATACTTGTATAGCAATATTCTTTTAAAACTCTACCTACGAAGTCTAAAGAATGATGGAAAGTTGGTGGTTAATGATCGCATTCCTTACAATGCAGAAATGTTGGCAAGCGTAACAGGGCATCAAGTAGGCACTATCAAACAAGCATTATCTATGTTTAAAGAATTAGGACTTATAGAAATACTAGAAAATGGTGCTATCTATATGTTGGATATTCAGAACTTCATAGGTAAAGGCAGTACAGAAGCTGATAGACAAAGGCTTTATGACCGAAGAATATCAGATGAAAGGAAACAAAAGAAACTAACTCAATCAAGAAATCTTGAAGAAATCTTTGAGAAATCTACACCAGAGATAGAGTTAGAGAAAGAGATAAAGATAGAGAAAGAGATACATAGTAGTGCAAGCACTACAACAAAACGCAAGCGTTTTGAAAAACCTACTCTATCTGAAATTAAAGAATACTGCATTGAAAGAAATAATAATGTAGATGCACAACATTTCTATGACTACTACGAAAGCAATGGCTGGAAAGTGGGCAAGAATGCTATGAAGAATTGGCAAGCAGCAGTTAGGACTTGGGAACGTAGCGAATACAGAAAACCTAATTCTAAAAAGAATAGCAAGGAAGATGCAATCAACGTAGTTAATAACTTGATGAATAAGTTAGGGGGTGTAGATACTGAACAACCAACAACAGACTTTGAAAGCACTATCGATGTTACAGATAGCGTGGTCTACTGATATGTCAGAGCAACGAATGATGTTGTATGTAACAAAGTTATCTAATGTAAACCCAGTTACCCTTGAACAGGCGATAAGCAATCTAATTGATAGATGTAAATTCTTACCAACGATTGCAGAAATTAGAGAGGAATGTTCCGCATTAAGTGCCTTTGTAAATGCACATGAGGAACTTCCTACTGCACAAGATGCATGGGAAAGGGTGTATCAAGTAGCACGATCATATGGCTACGAAAAGGGTTTAGACAAATTAGAGGGTTTAACAAAGCAATGTGCCAAAGCAATTTGGAAATCGTTTGACCCTCAAAACGGCGATAACTTCAATGAAACATCATGTAGGGCGCAGTTTGTAAAAAACTATGAAGTGCAAGAAACAAGAGAGCGTGAACGATTAAGATTGTCTAATTCGATTAAAGACAATCACTTGCTACTTAAAGCAAGGGAGAAAGCAGAACGTGAACGTGCGTTACTCAATGCTGGTCAGAAAAGAATTGAAATGACTGCAACAGGTAACTTAGTAGAGGTAGCAAAAGAACCAGTAGATGTAGCGAAAGTAATTGAACAAAGTAACTTGTCAGATAGTGGCAAGGAACTTCTGAAACAAGCAATAGGGGGTTAAACGTGAGGGAAAGAGTAAAAGAGTTTGATGTAAGCGTGAATGTATCATTCAATGTAAGTTTTCAAGTGCTGGCTAGCAACGAGGCACAAGCAAGAACCAAGATTGAAAACTTACTTGAAATCATGAGGAATGAGGCAACAGTCGATTGCCACATTCATCCTAGCTACGATGTGTTTATTGATGATGTAGAGGCAGAACTAAACCAGCTTAGTTATTGGTAAGGGGGATAAATGCTAAGTAAAAAACGAAAGATGGTAATCACTATTGAGATACCTCTAAATGTAGATACGCAAGAAGAGGCAACTCAACAAATGCAAATGATTATGAAAGCAGATGCACGAACCTTTGAAAGCCTAGAGGAAATCATCAAGGTGTACAAAGGCACAATGTGTATCGAACAAAAGATTTAAAGGAGAATTGAATGAACACAGTACAGATTTTAGGTAATTTAGCACGTGATCCAGAAGTCCGCTATACCAAAAGCGGAAAAGCGGTAGCGACATTCACAGTCGCAGCAAGCAACACATACATTGACAGTAACAATGAAACAAAAGAACAAACTGCTTTCATTAATTGCGTAGCATGGGGAAAGTTAGGCGAAAGCGTAGGCAATTTGAGAAAAGGCAATAGAGCGTTTGTAGAGGGTCGCTTACAAACACGTTCTTACGAAACACAAGATGGGCAAAAGAAATACGTAACAGAAGTTGTAGCAAACTTTGTTGGTACATCATTAATGAATGATGATGCTGGTACATCTAACTTTGATAGTTTTGAAAACTCAAACTCAGATGAAAATATTCCGTTCTAGGTGGCCAATATGAAAATATTGGATGCGTGTTGTGGTTCTAAAATGTTCTGGTTTGATAGAGATCATGAAGAAACTGTTTATATGGATAACCGCACATTAGACACAACACTATGTGATGGTAGGAAGTTAATAGTAAAACCTGATGTGATAGCAGATTTTCGCAAGATGCCTTTTGAAGATGAGAGTTTTCATCTTGTAGTGTTTGACCCACCGCATTTAGTAAAGGCTGGCGATAAATCATTCCTAGCGTTGAAGTATGGGCGGTTAGAAAAAACATGGCAAGAGGATATTAAACAAGGTTTATCAGAATGTTGGCGAGTACTAAAACAAAATGGAACGATGATATTTAAATGGAACGAAGAACAGATCACGTTACCAATGATTAAAGGGTTACTTCCTAGTGAACCGATATTTGGCCAACGCAGAGGTAAGACAGTATGGTTAGTATTTTTTAAAGAACAGGAGAAATAAACATGAATAAGATTGTATCCGCTTTATTGGTAGTAGTTATGATTGGTGCGGTTGCATGGAGTTTCGCATTTGGTGTTCCGATGTATATGGTATGGCAACAACAAAAAGCTGGTGAGGCTGAACTTGCTAGAGCAGAACAGAACCGACAAGTTGCGGTGCTAGAGGCTAAGGCAAAACTAGATAGTGCTGAAAGCCTAGCACAAGCAGAAGTTAAACGTGCAGAGGGTACTGCAAAAGCCAATCAAATTATCGGTCAATCGTTAAAAGGCAACGAGGCCTACATCCATTGGTTGTGGGTTGATACGTTGAAAGACAGTAAAGACCAAATTATTTACATTCCAACCGAGGCTGGTGTGCCTATTACGGAAAGTTTCAGATTGAAAGAAAGTAAATAGAACAATTATGAAAATCGAGTTATTTAATGATAATTTCCAAAACTTTAAACGATATGGAATACCTAAAGCACAGTTAGTGATCGCTGACATTCCATACAATCTAGGAAACAACGCTTATGCAAGTAATCCTATGTGGTATGTAGACGGCGATAATAAGAATGGCGAAAGCAAAAAAGCTGGTAAAGCATTCTTTAATTCTGATTACAACTTTAACATTGCAGAGTATTTCCACTTTTGTAATAGGTTACTAAAGAAAGAGCCTAAAGAACGTGGACAAGCACCATGCATGATAGTCTTTTGTAGCTATCAACAACAACCAATGGTGATTGAGTATGCAAAGAAACACGGCTTTAAAAATTATATTCCTATTACTTTTAATAAAAATTATAGTGCGCAAGTTTTAAAAGCAAATATGCGTATTGTTGGTGCGACTGAGTACGCATTAGTTTTGTATCGTGAAAAACTTCCAAAGTTTAACAACAACAAAAAAATGATATTTGATCACTTTGAATGGAAACGTGATAACAAGAATATTGTTCCTAACATTCATCCAACCCAAAAACCTGTAAGTGTACTTAAACGATTGATTGAAATCTTCACAGATGAGGGTGATGTTGTGATTGATCCAGTAGCTGGTAGTGGCAGCACATTAAGAGCGGCAATGGAATTTGGTAGAAGTGCATATGGATTTGAAATTGACAGAAGAATGTATGCGAAAGCTAAAGAGGAAATGTTGAGCGATGTAAAGGTACAAACAAACTTAATGGAATTTGCAGAATAAAAATAGAGGTAAATATGTACGAGTTACAAAAAAAAGCAATTAATGCAGCAAGAACAGTTTTGTTTAATGAGTTTGATTATAATGCAAACGAAATAGCACCAGCTGATATGTATGTGGTTTGGTTTTGTAAAACCTTACAAAATTGGAAAGCCTTGGTAAGTGGTGTACATATCAATGCATATATCGAGGTTACATATAACGGAGATGAACAAGTGATCTATGTTGATGTGTATCAAAAAGCGTGTAACCAATGCTTGAAAGATGGCGGTGATGAAGATTGACAATAAACAGTAAGCAAAAAGGTGCTAGAGGCGAACGAATGTGGCGAGATGTATGCCGAGCCAATGGGTTTGATAAGGTAAGGCGAACAGTCCAGTATTGCGGTAATACAGGTGATGCAAGCGACTGCATCGGACTTCCTAACATACATCAAGAAGTCAAATTCGTTGAAAATCTGAATGTACGTAAAGCATACGAGCAAGCGGAACACGATGCCAAAAAAAGTGGTGATATGCCTATAGTATCTTGGAAAAAGAGTAATAAACCTTGGTTAGTGGTGTTAAGTGCGGATGATTTCTTCCGTATATATAAGGAGAGTGAATGGAGTAATGGCGATTGATATGAGTGAGTTTGTGCCTGATAATAACCTTAATTGGTTAGCACTAGCAGCGTGTGTATATGGAAACATAAGTGCTGGTAGAGCGTTGTGTTGCTTAGGGTTGAAAGGTACAAAGCCACAGAAAACATATACACGTGTAAGTGATTTAGATGGAAACTCACTATTAAAAATGCATCAAGCTGGAATGTCATTAAGGGCAATCAGTTATCAAGTTGGTGCAGATTATAAAACAGTCAAACGTGCATTGATGATGTTAGGGGTGGAATTTTGAGAGAACAAATGAAAGTAAAGTTGGTTAGTGAATATGCACAACTACCAACAAGAGGAAAAGTAAACTCCGATTTACCGCAAGTATCGGCAGGTTTAGACCTATATTGTCCGTTTAGTGTAACGATACCAGCGGATAGTAAAAGACAAATTCCGCTAGGTGTGGCGGTTGAGATACCACAAGACCACATGGGGTTATTAACACCAAGAAGTAGCATGAGTAAAACACCGCTACGATGTGCCAATAGTGTTGGAATAATCGATGAAGATTATAGAGGTGAGATTAGCATCGTATATGAAAATGTATCTTGTAAAGATTACACGATTGCTAGAGGTGATCGTATAGCACAATTAATCATCGTTCCAATTAAATTGGTTGATGTAGTAGAAGTAGTTGAACTAACCGCAACCGAACGTGGTGCTGGCGGTTATGGTAGCACAGGTAAATAAGTTTAATAAATTAATTAACATAAAAGGAGAAATTAACATGAACAACAAATTAGTATTAGCAACAATGGTTATGGCAGCAGTTACAGGTAGCACATTTGCAAATGGTATTGTGGTAGGTCAAGTAGAACCAAACACTACTGCACCAGTAGTTAGCGGTTACAACTCCGCAGCGCTAGGTGTGAATACAGTAGTTACTGGTACAAGTACAATCGTTTTAGGACGAGATGCTAAAGTTAGCGGTAATGATACAACAGTTATCGGTAGTAATAACGGCACAGTAAGTGCAAACCAAACAACAATCATCGGTTACAACAACAAAACCAATAGCGACCAAGAACAAGTGGTAATCGGTGCTAACTCCGAAACCGCAGGTCAGGGCGCAACAGTAGTAGGCACTCATGGTAAAGCGACTGCATGGGATGCATACGCTATTGGTAATAACACAGTTGCTGACAAAAGTAATAGTGTAGCATTGGGTACTAATTCCGTAACAGACGATGCAGTACCTACACAACAAGTAGTATTAAATGGGGTTACTCACGTTTTCGCTGGAGAAAACCCTCAATCTGTAGTGAGCGTTGGTTCTAAGGATAGAGCAGGGTTTGGTGGTGTGAAGTACTATAACCGCCAAATTACTAATGTAGCAGCAGGACAAGTTGATGCAGCATCTACAGATGCAGTCAATGGCAGTCAGTTGTACGCTGCTTACGATGAAATCGCATCTATGGGTGCTAAGTTAGCGAAACACGATAAAGATATTAAGTGCTTGAATATCCGTGTAGACCGCAATGTAAATAACATCAAGAATTTAACCGCTAAAGTCGATAATAACTACGCAACGATTACTAACTCTATCAATGCTACAAACGAGCGTGTAGGTGCAAATTCTAAAGCTATTCAAGAAAATGCTGGCAACATTAAAGCTAATCGTGATGCAATCAATCGTCATGAAACAGTAATCAACAATCATGCAACGATCATTAACAATCATGAACAACAATTACAATCGCATGAACAAACTTTAGTAGACCATGCGAACGTATTAGAAAACCATGAAAACCGCATCGAAAGTTTGGAACGAGGAATGACACGCAACGTAGAACGTGAAATCGGTAAAGCTGGTGCAGCTAATGCAGCATTATCCTCACTTCATTACCTAGGCTATAACAAAGACGATAAAATGACATTCTCCGTTGGTGTAGGTCATTACAAAGGTCATAGTGCGGTAGCGTTAGGCGGTTTTTATGCTCCAAATGAACACGTTATGTTTAGCGTAGGTGGTACGTTGGGTAGCGAAAAAATGGTAAATGCTAGTGTGAACTTCCGATTGGGTAAAGGTTCTGAATATGAACTCAACCACAAAGGCAAAATTAAAGAACTTGAAACATTGGTTACTAAATTAGTGGCGGAAGTAGAAGAGTTAAAAGCTGGTAAATAGTTTATAAAGGATATGGGCGGTGAAATATCCGCCCTATCATAAGAGGTGAGTATGAGTGGTTATTATAGAAAGTTAAGGCAACATATTTTATCTTGTTATGATTTTCAAAGTCTTAACGAGTGTAGTGGTATGGTATACGATGCATGGAATGTAAATGATATAGGAAACCGAGAATATTACAAATTAATGAAAATTATTGATGGTGTTGTGAAAAAAGGAATTAAGTGTACGAAGATAGGGTTATAAGAGGTGAGTATGATGGATTTTGAATTACTATCAGGTGCTTTAACGATAGTGAGTGGAAATGATATTTACAAACCCATTATTGAACATGGGGTCGGCGGTATCTTTGCTAGATATTGTATAAATGGTGTAAATATTGAAGTAATGATAAGTATGTTTGATTTGAGAAACGGACGAATATCGTTAGAAGAATATACAAGATTAATACGAAGAAAAGCGATTGTTGAATATATAGAATTTGTTGAAAGCGAACGTGAAGAAGAGTGGAACAATGCGTTGAAACAATGGAATGATAAGCAAAATGACAAGCTATAGCGGTTACGTTGAACACTCCGACTTTTACATAGCGCCTCAAAGTTATCAAGATGCATTTGATTTCTTATGCCAGCTTGCGGTGGAAAGTGAAGAGGGAGTGTTCTATATAGGTAAGGTAAGTGAAACCATTGATGATTTTGAAATATATGATGTAGTTGAATTTAGATGGAATGAGGATAGAGGAGCGTGGGTACAGTATGATCACAGATGAAAAAGGTATGGAGTGGCTGTTTCAAAAGCTATATGATGCTGGATGGAGATATATTGTTGCAGATAATTACGATAACATATACCTAACGAATGAAAAGCCGGTCATGTTTGATGATGTGGATGAAGTACGGATAAGTAGTTGCGAAAAGCGTATTGGTGCAACTGGGTTTATAAAAATACTGCCTAAGCTAAAACCAAATGAGGTATTTAGCATCGAAGAGGAATTAGGCATTGTTGATTGGTCTAAAGTAAAGGTTGATACACCTATATTGGTTAAAGCAAATGAACAAGATGATTGGGAGAAAAGATATTTTGCATATTTTAAAGATGGTAAAGTATATGCTTGGTTATGCGGTACAACATCTTGGAGTACTAATAATGATGAAGATGTAATGTCTTGGAACTATGCAAAACTAGCAGAGGTATAAACAGATGGCTGAAAATTTAATTACAATTGGAATGATATTAGGTGTTTCACCTTTTTTAGCAGCGATTTTAAGCGATGCCTTTGATACGTTTAAAGAGGGATGCGTGCGAATGTTATACATACAGGCGATAATTGGTATTGTGTTAATTATCTTTGGTGCTGGTGTTATGTTAGGTGGTGAGTAATATTTGAACGAACCGACAAAGAGTGAAAAGAGATTAATCAGTAGTGCTAGAAAATACCTTGAGCCTGTAAAGACAGTTGATGAACAAATAAAGTCGATTGCAAAAGAGATAGAACAACTACGATGCAACATTACATCGATTAGTGCTATTGATTATTCCAAAGATAAAGTGAGTGGTGGCGGTGTTCCATGTGGATTGGAAAATAGTGTAGCAAGGTTTATTGATACAGAAAAAGAACAACGCAGACGGATTGATGAATTGAGCGAGTACAAGTGCGATGTAATCAACACGATCAATAGTCTAAGTGAAGAAATAGGCGGCACAATGTTACGTTATGAATACCTGCTTGGGATGTCAGCCAAACAAGCACATTCTGTTTTTGAAAACCAATTTAACGAAAGACAGGCTATGAGGTATAAAGAAAAAGCGTTAATTGAAATAGGCAGGTTGAAATGTCAGTAAATGTCATGAAATGTCAGTAAATGTCAGTATAAACACCTAAAAACATATAGTAGAATATAAGGTGTAAGAGTTGCCAATGAGCAATTCTAAAAACTAAATAGCAATTGAGGTGCGGTTTTATATTTTGTATTTGAAAATCAACGAGTATTGTTTCTAAGTCATTACAATCTATATTATTTTCTAACTGTACCGCACCTCTTATATTGCATTTTGTAAACTAATACCGCACATATAATCCTTTCCAATATTGCAATAACAACCAACTATACGTTTCATGAGATAAAACCTTAAGCGAAAAAATGTTACATACTACAAACAACTGGCGGTATTAGTTTAGAGAGTGCAATTGCATGCTGAAAACTAAAGCTATATGTTCCGTTGGGAACCGAGTATTGTGCGAGAGTTAGACAGAGTGAGCTAACCATGATTACAATTCATATACTCGTGTTGGCGAATAGCTAACTATATAACTTTGGTTTTGAGTATGCAATAAAAATGAATAAAACTATCACATAATGAGGTATATCCACGGCGATATATCTCATTTTTTGTATAAAGTTATCAAAAGGGGAGAAATGATGACTGAAATTATGTGTTGTAAGAGTAAATGTCTTAACAACAAGAAAGGAAAATGTACGGCTAGTGTCATTGAATATGACGGCTTGTGTCAAACATACATCACGCAGGGGAATGCAAGAAAAAGTGCATGCGGTTTGTGTGTGCGATCTAATGGAAAGCTGAAACGGAAAGGTGGTGAAGTACTAAAATGATTAAAGCGATTAAACAATTCATTAAGGATAGAGCGCTATTTAAAAAAGCTGCACAAGATTTAGATAACAAAGACTTACAGGCAAAAGCAAAATATGCGTTTGAACATCGTGAGGATAACGTATTGAGTATTATTGATTGCCTAGCTATTGTGTGTGGTGTATTGATTATAGTCGGTATTGTGTGGTGCTTAATGTGAATTATCAACCAACGATAAAGAAACTACTTAAAGCATTACAAATGAATGGTAGGCGGTATGTAGTCGATGTAAGGCAATCATGGAGCAAATACGATAAGCCTTGCAAGGTGTATATCGTTAATCGAATGTACACAGAGGAAGAATACAAACTGACATTCCCTCATAAGTACAAAAAGGGTAAGACCTTTAAACAAGGACAACTATATAAGAAAGAAAGTGAGTATAGCAGTACTAAGCAACATGAAGTACTGCTATTTTTAGTTAAGACATATAAAGGTGGTGATTGATATATGGCAGATGCTAACACCTTAACAGAAAAAGAACGTATATTTGCAGATGAGTATATCAAGACTACCAATGCAACACAGAGTGCAATTAAGGCTGGATATGCAGAAAAAAGTGCATCAAGTAAGGGAAGTCAACTGTTAAGAAAAGTAAAGGTGCGTAAATACATAGATGATGTAATGGAAAAGCGAAGTAAAAACACAATCGCAACTGCTGATGAAGTGCTAGAGTACCTAACTAAGGTAATGAATGGCGAAGAAAAGGATGCATTTGGTTTGGATGCGTCAATTGCAGATAGGACTAAAGCAGCCGAGTTGTTGGGTAAAAGGCACATGCTATTTACCGAAAAGGTGAAACTTGATGCAGAAATAGAGATTGATATATCCGACCGCATGAAACAAGCAAGGGTGAAATCTGATGAAGTACAACAAGGCACAACTGATTGATGCGTTGGGTTCGTTTACTCATGATCCATTAGGCTTTGTATATTTCGCATTCCCTTGGGGAGAAAAAGGAACACCACTTGAAAACTTTGATGGCCCTGATGAATGGCAAGTAAAGACTTTCACTAAAATAGGCGAAGAACTACGCAAGGGAAAGTCATTAGCTAAGGCAATACAAATTGCAGTTGCATCAGGTCATGGTATTGGGAAGTCCGCCTTTTCTTCATTGTTAATTCTGTTTGCTATTGCTACACATGAAAACACACGTGGAGTTGTAACCGCTAATACTGATACACAGTTAAAGTCTAAGACTTGGGCGGAACTCAACAAATGGTACAACCTATTCATAGGTAAAGAGTTATTCACCTATACTGCTACTGCATTGTTTAGTGCTGATAAACAGTATGAAAAGACATGGCGGATAGATGCTATTCCGTGGAGCGAAAGCAACCCAGAGGCATTCGCCGGTCTACACAATCAAGGTAATCGTATTCTTATTATCTTTGATGAGGCATCAGCTATTTCCGATAAGATATGGGAAGTAACAGAGGGTGCTTTAACAGATAAAGAAACTGAAATTATATGGTGTGTGTTTGGTAACCCTACACGTAATAGTGGCAGGTTTAGAGAATGTTTTAGAAAGCATCGTAACTACTGGACTACATATCAGATTGATAGCCGTACTGTTAAAATCTCAAACAAAGCTAAGTTGCAAGAATGGGTTGATATTCATGGTGAGGATAGCGACTTTGTAAAGGTGCGTGTTAGAGGTTTATTCCCTAGTGCATCTGATACACAGTTTATCTCAGCAGAGATAGCAGACGAGGCACAGAAACGAGTATACAAAGTTGGACAGTTTAATAACTTACCAACGATCATTGGTGTTGACCCAGCATGGACTGGCGGTGATACATTAGAAATCGTAATGCGTAATGGCTACTCCATGAAGTGTTTGGCAACTATCGAAAAGAACGATGATGATATGCGAATGGCACAACTCATCGCACAACTTGAAGATGAATACAAAGCAGATGCGGTATTCATCGACCAAGGGTACGGAACTGGTATTTACAGTATTGGCAAGTCAATGGGTAGAAAATGGCGGTTAGTTGCCTTTGGTGGTAAAGCACCTAATGATATGTATCTCAACATGAGAGCGTATATGTGGGGCGAGATGAAAGAATGGCTAAAAGAGGGCGGTTCTATTCCACCTAACGACCAAGGGTTATATGACGATATAACAAGTCCTGAGGCTATCATCGATAAGAACGGCAGAATACAACTTGAAAGTAAAAAGGATATGAAAGAACGTGGCTTACCATCTCCAAATAAAGGCGATGCATTAGCCTTGACCTTTGCGTTCAGGGTCAATAAAAAAGTGAATGTAGGGAGTAGGGTTCATGCTAACACAGAGTATGATCCATTTAAACGATAAGGGGTGATTAAATGTGCATGAAAAATAAGATGCCTGATACACCAATGCCAGCACCTGCACCAACTGTACAAACAGATGATGCAACTACAATGACTGGTGAGGATTGGTACGCTAAAAAGCGTAAGGGCAAACGTGGTTATGAAAGTACAATTCTTTCCACGGCAACAACTGGCACTAAGAACACATTAGGGGGTTAATAATGCAAGGAACTATCCTATCGACGCTTGCTATACAACCGACAAATGCGATGCCTAAGAAACGTGATTACACGAAAATTAAGGCAAAGTTTAATGCTATGTTCAACAATCGTCAAAAGTACGTTGCTAAGTGGAAAGATATTCGAGATTATCAACTACCTTTCCTTGGACTATTTGATGACGAACAAGACCAATCGAAAGTCTACACCGATAAGATTAATAATGGTGTAGCTTGGGAAAGTTGCCAAATATTCGCATCAGGTGTAATGAGTGGCATGACACCACCTAGTCGAAAGTGGTTCAAGCTAACATTAGAGAATACTGACCTAGCAGCTAATAGCGATGTTAGTAAGGTACTTGATGAACGTGAAGAAATACTCTATGCAGTGTTTGCTAAGTCTAATTTCTATAACGTGGTACATCAAGCCTATATGGAATTACCATTTGGGCAAGCGCCTATGTCTATCATGCCTGACCCAAAATTTGGTGTAAGGTTCACATCTTATCCAATCGGTACATATGCATTAGAGTGTGGCAGTAATGGTGAGGTAAACACCTTTGGTAGAAAATACCGCATGACCGCAGACCAGCTTGTTGAAGAGTTTGGTTATGATGCTTGTACTGAACAAGTCAAACGTGAATATGACGATGGCAAAGGTAATGCAACAACTCATGTTGTGTGTTGGTTGGTAACACCTAATAAAGACCGTAACGGAAAACTAGGTAATAAGAATATGCCTTACTCATCTATCTATTGGATAGAGGGGAGCAACTCCGATGAGGTACTAAGACATAGTGGCTTTGAGGAATGGTCTATTCCTATTGCAAGACACACCACACATGATCTAAGTGGCTATGGTAAAGGGTGTGCATGGTTCGCACAATCAGATGCACAAATGTTACAACTGCTTGAAAAAGACTTAGTAACGGCTATTGAATTAGGTATTAAACCACCTATGAGTGCTACATCCGATGTAATCGGTAGTGTAAATCTATTTCCGGGCGGTGTAACGGAAGTTGATACTGGCGGTAAGGTTGAACCAATATTCAATGTAGGCATTGATGTTGCAAACGTACAAGCTAAGATACAATTCGTATCTGAAAGTATAAAACGTGCCTATAGTGCTGACCTATTCTTGATGCTTGATAACATTGATAGCGGACAAATGACCGCACGAGAGGTTATGGAGCGGACACAAGAAAAGATGCAACAGTTAGGACCTGTAGTAGAACGCTTACAAAGTGAGTTTTTAAACCCAATCATTGAACGTACTTATGGCATCTTAGATAGGGCTGGAATATTTCCACCAATCGATGAACAAACTGCTGAAATGCTAAACGGAATGGATGTAAAGATAGAATACATATCTCCATTAGCACAAGCACAGAAAATGTCTTCATTGGTGAATATTGAACAGTACTATGCTTTCATAATGTCATTAGCACAGGGTAATGCGAACATCGTTCAGAAATTCAACTTTGAAGAGGCAGCGGACATATATGGTGTAAATCTTGGTGTACCAGCTAGGGTTATTCGTTCTAATGATGAGTACCAACAAATTATGGAGCAACAACAACAAGCACAACAAGAGCAAGAGGAACAAGCACAAGCATTACAAATGGCACAACTAGCACCTCAAATGGCTGGTGCTGCTAAACAAGCAACAGATGCAGCCAATGACGGAAACCCAGTTATGCAACAATTAATGGGTATGGGGGTGTAGATGAAAACAAAACAAGAATATATTCGTGATCGTGATATTGATGCACTTAACCACGTACTAAGTACTGAACTTGGTAGGTGGTTTTTTTGTAGGCTTTTAGACCGCACCAACATATTGAAACAATCATTCACAGGCAACTCCGAAACATTCTTCAACGAGGGGAAACGAAAAGTTGGGTTATCCTACATGAACGATTTGGGAAGTATTGGTGATGGTGTTGAGGGTGTACTCAAATATCATCAAGCACAACTGGAATATATCAATCAACAAAAACTATTTAAAGATTTAGAGGAAAAAGGTGAATGACTATGGCAGAAGATTTAACGCAAGGCACGAATGATAACACAACGAGTGCAGATAGTAGTACACCTACTACGGATGCTAACACGAATACCCAAGACACAATCTTAGGCGATGGTAGTGCTGACACAAGCGGCAACCAAGAACCACCAAAAGAACCTACTGTATATGACTTTACACAAGCCTTTGATAGTGGCGAAGTAGACCAAACAATAGCAGATGATTTCTCTAAGTTGCTTAATAGCGTAGGTGCTACGCAAGAGCAAGCGGTAGAGATGGCTAAGTTTGGTAATAAGTACGCTATTGACCTTGTAACTGCTTATGAAGAGAAAAGACAAGATGCTTTGATTGAACAGTATAAAGGTTACGCAGAACACACCAAAGAGGTATTAGGCAATAAATATGATGAAACAGTTGGTAAAGCTGCAACTGGTGTTGAAGTTGTGGAAAAGGCAATTCCTAATATTCGTGAGTTACTAGCAGAAAATGGCTTAGGTAATCGTGTAGAAATTATCCAACTATTCGCACAGATTGCTGGTATGGCTGGTGAAGATAATAACGCTGGTGGCGGTCAACCAACTGGTGGTACACAGTCAGAAGATGCAATCAGAAGAAACTTATATCCGAGTATGTTCAAATAAAAGGAGAAAATAATTTATGGCTACAATCGGAACACAAAACCCTACTTTAATTGATTTGCAAAAGCGTATGGATCCTAACGGAAAAATCGCACAAATCATCGAACAATTAAACCAATCTAACGAAATCATTCAAGATATGACAATGATTGAATGTAATGATGGTACATCTAACAAAACAACAGTACGTACTGGCTTGCCTGATGCTACATGGCGCATGCTTTATGGCGGTGTACAACCTAGCAAATCTACTACAAAACAAATTACCGACACTTGCGGTATGCTAGAGGCTTACTCCGAAGTAGATGCTAAGTTGGTTAAGTTGTCTAATGACCCTGTAGCGTTCCGTGCTACAGAAGATGCTGCATTCGTTGAGGCTATGGGTCAAGAAATCGCACGTACACTTTTCTATGGTGATGAAAGCACTCCTGAAAAGTTTGTTGGCTTATCCGCACGTTTTAATACATTAGACCCTAAGAAAGCTGATAGTGCTAAAAACATTATCGATGCTGGCGGTACTGCAAACCTTGCATCTATGTGGCTTGTAGGTTGGGGCCCTCTTACTGTACATGGTATCTATCCACGTGGTACAGAGGCTGGCTTGCAACAAGAAGATAAAGGTAAAACAACAATCACTAAGCCTGATGGCTCTTTATTCGAGGCATATCGCACTCACTTTGAACAAAACATCGGTTTGTGTGTTCGTGATTGGCGCTATGTTGTACGTATCGCAAATATCGATATGAAATCCATTAAGGAAGATATTTCCGCAGGTCCTAATTTGATTAATTTGATGATCCGTGCAGAAGAAAGAATGCAATCTCTTACAAGCTGCCGTCCAGTATGGTACATGAACCAAGAGTTGCGCACATTCTTACGCTTACAAAAGAACAAAGTACATGGTTCTACAATCACAGAAGATATGGAAATGGGCAAAATGGTTACACGTGCTAATGGTATTCCAGTACGTAAAATCGATGCATTGCTTTCCACAGAAGCACGAGTTACTGCTTAATTAATAGGGGGATAAATATATATGATTATTGATACTCAAAATACATTCTTTTTCAAAAAAGACATTACAACAAACACTAACTCCGATGTAGTGATGAATGGTAATGGTGGCGATGCTGACCCTAACTTATTCCTTGTAATTCGCATTGATAAAACAGTAACAGGTACACCTTTGTTTAACGTTTACACTTCTGATACTGAAAACATGGCTAATGCGGTATTATTGCATGGCATTACTATGGCTGCTAATGCTCCAGCTGGTACAGAATACAAAGTGCGTTTAGCTAATGGTGCTAAGAAATACATCAAAGTAAACGCTAATAATATGACTGGTGGTCAAATCTCCACATTCTTAACAAGTGGCATTAATATTAAATAAGGTGGCTAACATGGAATATATTGCAAAAGTAACTTTGTATCACAATACAAAGGGTTTAATTGAAGAGGGAACAACAGTTGAATTTACAAAAGAAGAAGTAGCTGAATACGATAAAGACTACTTCAAAGATTTGTTTGAAACTGTTGGTGCAGAAGAAGTCGCAGAAGTAGAGGAAGTCGAAGAGGCAGAACCTACACCAAAGAAACGTGGTAAGAAAGCGGAAGAAACTGCTGAATAATTGAACGAGGGGTGCTTATGCATCCCTCTTTTTTTATAGAAAGGTGGAAATATGACACCTACTGATATTTGTAATCAAGCATTATCGCTTATCAATGCTGGTCGAATACGTTCCATGACGGAAGAAACAGAACCTGCTAGACAATGCAGATTGCATTATGATCTAACACGTAGAGTATTGTTAGAACAGTTTGAATGGAACTTTGCACGTAAGCGTGAACGAGCTGTGCTATCTGAACATAAGATTGATGGTTGGGGGTATGTTTATGCTTACCCTGAAAAGTGTGTTCGCATCCTTGCGGTAATTCCACAGGGTGAACGATACCGAGCGGAAAAGCAACGTGAATATGATGTTTATTTGACTGATAACAATACAAAGTACATCGTATCTGATGTACCATTGATGCATATTGATTATGTGTACGATATTACCGATGCTGATGTAATGAACCCTATATTCGTTAAAGCATTAGTGTGTAAGATGGCATCTGATTTAGCAATGCCACTAACAGGAAATAGCGGTTTGTTTGACCAATCATACAAGTTATATCAAGCAGCATTACAAGAGGCAAAATCTATGAGTGCTAAAGAACGTAGACTAGATATGCCTTATGTTTCCAGCTATTTGAAAGCAAGGAGTTGGTGATATGCAACCTATGTATATCGGACAAGTCGCATTTACTACTGGCGAAGTATCTCCTGATGTATCTAGTCGATTTGATCTAGAACAATATAAAAGTGCATTACTGCTTGCTGAAAATGCGGTAATCAGACCTTATGGAGCGGTGGCACGTAGGCAAGGTTCGCAGTTTATTGGTTACGCTAAGTACAATGATAAACCTGTTAGACTGTTTGAATTTACCACCAATAAGAACCAATCATTCATGCTTGAATTTGGTGATAGATATGTTAGGGTGTGGCGAAATGGTGTGTATACAAATGTTGAAGTAGCGACACCATTTGAGGCGGACGTTGTAGGCGAATTAAACTGCATCCAAAGTGGCGATGTAATGTTCATTTGTAGTGGTAAGTACCCTATTCAAACGCTATCACGATATAGTGATACTGACTGGCGGTTGAGTGCATACAAACTGACTGAACAACCTTATGATGAAATCAACACGGATAATGGACACACATTAACTGTTAATGGTGATACGATCACATCTACAAAAGACCTTTTCACGCAAGATATGGTTGGTAGTGTAATTCAGATTGCATACTATGTAGAAGCGGTACACACTAAGTCCGCTGGCGAAGTTGTGGGGAAAAAAGTAAGACGATATATGCAAGGTCAAACAGTCGAAAAGACCTATAATAATATCAATTACAACGTTGGAGCATATAGTACTGATACAGAACTATCATGGAAATTCACAACGCATGGTACATGGGAAGGTACTGTAAAACTACAGATTTCTAACAACGATGGACAAACATGGAAAGACTACAGAACGTACACATCTAAGAATGACTACAATGTTACTGATACAGGTAAGATAGAGGCTGGAGCAAGGTTAAAATATATCTCCGATATTAAAGGTGGTTCTGTGAATTGTGACTTATATATCATGCCATTCACTCAATATGGTATCGTTGAGATTAAAAGCGTAACCGATGCTAAGAACGCAAAGGTTAATGTTCTGAATGGTATTAAAGAGGGTGAACCTAGCCACCAATGGAAGTTAGGCAGTTGGAATAGGGGTAGAGGTTATCCAAAACTATGCACATTCTATCAAGACCGCTTTGTAGTCGCTGCTACTGATAGCAAGCCTAACTATATTTGGTTTAGTCGAACTGGTGATTATCCTAACTTTGGTGTTGAAAAAGTAGGCGGTACAATCACAGATGATAGCGCAATCACACTACCAGTAATTAACCGCAAGATGTATGAAATTAGACACCTTGTACCAGCTAATGACTTAATCGTTTTAACAAGCGGTAATGAATGGATAGTAGATGGTAGTAAGACTATTACACCTACTAACTGTTATTTGAAAACACAAACACAACGTGGTGCATTGAAATGTGAACCACAGTTTATCGGTAATCGGTGCGTGTTCGTTCAAGAGCGTGGCGGTACTGTTCGTGATATGGGTTACTCTTACGAGAGCGACAACTACACAGGGCAAGACCTTACATTGTTTGTTAAAACATTAGTTAAAGGTCATGTAGCCGTAACGAGTGCATATGCACAAGACCCTGACAGTATTATTTACTACGTTCGAGATGATGGACAACTCAACTGTTTAACTTATATTCCTGAACAAAAGGTATATGGTTGGTCGCATTTTGTAACTAATGGCAAATACCGATATGTTGAAAGTGTAGCAGAGGGTGAGCAAGACACAATCTATTTTGTGGTAGATCGTGTGATTAATAATAAGAATGTGAAATGTATTGAACGTAGTATTCCGTTGTACACAGAAGATAACTCCGATGTGTTCCTGGATTGTTACGTTAAAGTTGCTAATTCGATTAAGACTGATTACATCAATGCACCTCATCTAGTTGGACAAATGGTAGACATAGTAGTTGATGGACAACAGATGCCATCTAGGGTAGTACCACCAACTGGTGTTATTAAACTGGATGGTAAAGCAAATGTAATTACTGTTGGTTTGCCATACACTACTAAAATTAAAATACCTAGCGTAGAACAACAAATTAACGATGGCACATTGCAATGCAGATTGGTAACTATAACACGAGTTGCGTTGCGGTTATATCGTTCATATGGCGGTAGCGTAGGAAAAACATTTGATGATGTAGATGATTTAATCTTAAAACCTAAATCGCTATTTACTGGTGATACTGTAATAGCACTACCTAAGATAGCAACTAGCGTTAATACAAATACAGAAATATGCATAAAACACTCAAAACCTTTCCCATTTAACCTGTTAGCGGTTACAAGAGAGGTAGAAATTGGCGGTGGTTTCCCAAATGTTCATGGAATGTAATATTTGCCCATCTAAGCACGTTTCGTTAATTCGTGAGTTATACATCAACTTACGTTCGATAGATGCCTTAGAGGTTAAATATATCAATCGAAAAAAATCAAACTATGGCGAAGATGACTTTGTGAACGATATTCTTGGGGAAGATTATCAAAGTCGAATTGTAATTGATAATGAGAAACCATTATGTGTATATGGGGTATCAAATACATCAATAAATGGTATGCATTGCATTTACTTTTTGGGGAGTAAAGATTTTGAACGTAGTTTGACATTGCAAAAGCAATTCATAAAAGTTAGTAGAAATATCATTCGTGAATGGTTACGAACTAGGGAATGTTTATTTAATTACATACATAAAGAAAATCACCGCACCATTAGGTGGCTAAAATCTTTAGGTGCGGTTATTCATTACGATATTAACGATGGGGATATGGTTTTATTCACATTGAGAAAGGGGGATGCGAATGTGTAACCCTATTGCATTAACGGCAGCAAGCATGGTTGGTACGTTATTTACACAACACCAACAAGGTAAGTCGCAAGCTGCAATGTACGCACAACAAGCAAGGGTAGCAGAGGCAAATGCACGCATAAGTGATCGTAAGCAAGAACAGATTGCAGACCAAGCCTTGCAAGAACGAGATAAGATGTCCGATAAGATGCGACTTATCCAAGGTCAGAATACGGCAGAAACTGGTGCAAGTGGCTTGATGATGGCTGGTACACCATTACAACTTATGGCATCTAGCTATGACGAATACAACAAGGATATTCAAAATTGGGAAACTAACAAGAATAACAGTATCTATAATGAATATCTTAATGGCATGAACTACCGCAACGAGGCAAGCACCGCACGAGCAGCTGCAAGCAACGCTAAGAAACAAACTAGAATGGCGATGCTAGGTACGATATTGAGTGGTGCATCTAGTATCTATGGTTTAAAAGGTCAATATGCAAGTAAGAGTGCAGGTGTTGGTAATAACTACTACACACCAGCTAGTGATGCACTAGAGGTTGCTGGTATGCCTAAGATGAAATTCGTAACCAAAGGTGCTATTAGAAATAGTAGGTGGGGTATCTAATGAAGTTAATAGGCTATGATAGTAATCAACGCTTAAACACAGTTAATGGTAGTGTGCAGGCTAATGTAAATGAAATGGCTTATGGTGGTAACACAAGTGGTTTAAATGCCATGACAAAAGCATTGCAAGATGCTACTAATACATGGATAGAGATTGATAAACGGAAAGACTATATCGATGTAACTAATGCCATCAATGAGTTTAATAATAGTACAAACAAATTACTCAATGATGATAAAGATGGGTTGATGATTCGTAAAGGTATGAATGCTCAATCTATATTGCCTGACTATAATGTCGGTGTAGACAAAATACAAAAGGATATATTGGAGAAATATAAATTCAGAACCAATGATGCTATCAACGCATTTAACAAAGCCGTTGAAACATCTAAAACAACTGATTACAATAACATCTCTAAATATTCACGAGGTCAATATGAAACGGCATTAAGTACAGCCACTCAAAACCAAATTACCAGCCTAAGAGATTCAGCTGTTCGTTCCGACAATATGGCAGACCAAATGAAAACAATTTCATTGATGGGTGATTTATATAGATCTACAGGTAAAGAGTTAGGTTTAGATGATGAACAGATTAATGAAAAAATTCGTGCTAACACAGACCAAACTGGGAAACAGTTGCTTGACAGAGCCGTAGCGGAAAATGATTCAACCAAAGTTGAAAACCTTTTGACTTCATTGAGTGGTGTTGTAGGTGAAGATGTATTGACACCATACAAAAAAATGTCTAATCAAATGAATATCAACAAATTAGTTAATGATGATAATACATATGCTAAGTTGTATCAGATGTATGGGCATGATTTAAACCAAGGCATGAGTAGTGCTGCCATGTATGTTAGAGCCAAGATGGAAACCCAAAATGAAGAGGCATTGAAAAGTGGCGCTGGTGCTGACACGCATTTATGGGGAATTGCACAGTATATATCTAAAAAATATGGATATAATGCGGAAATGGTTTATCGCCAGCTTTATCACGAAACAGGCGGTAGTGCTAACTTTGGTAAGTTACAAACTGAAAATAGAAACTATGCTGGGTTGACACAAGCTGAACCAAACGGCGAGGAAAACCGACAACAAGATGGTGGCACTAATTATTACAAGGTATACAAAACAGATGAAGACTTTGCAGATGATTATGTACAAAGTTTTTTAAGGCATTATGATGGTTTGAAAGATGTAAATGATGTAAATACATGGGCGCATATTTTAAAGGAAAATTCTTATTATACTGATTCTGAATCTAACTATTCAGCAGGCATGAGAAACGCACCTATGGCTAGTGGTGGTAGTCCAAAGTATTCAGAAGACCAAATCAAGAAAGCTGAAGATGAGGCTAAAACTGCCTACAAAAATTATTACACATT